GTACTTTATGGCTTGATTAAGCCAAGCTTTCCAAACATTTTTATCTGTCTGACCTTCGATTGTCATTAGTTTGGTTAATATTTCATTTTTGCGCCTATCTTGATTCATAATACCTCCTTAAAAACCAGTCTTTTGTTCATGTGTAAACACATCTGGCGTAAATGTTTTAAAGTTAAAGTTAGTCTTCACTTCCACCTGCTCGGTTTCGGCGATCAGCGAGTAGATAAATGCATCGGCTGCGTGGCTAGACCAATCGTGTTTTGGTCGGTCTTTTAGCAACTTATTTTTGTCATCATACTCGTAGTGATACGCTGCTAAGCACTCCAAAAGTCTAGCGCAATTTTTTTCATCAAACCAACATTTACTAAACTTTGGTCGAGCTGTCATGTTTATATCATCTTGTCCGTAAGTATGCACCGATGGCCTTAAAATAGTTACATTATTGTATCCATGCTCTCTAAAGAACTCCTCTCTAGTCTTACCAGTCTGGAGCTCTCTAGCCTTTGCATCATGTGGTAAGAATATCTGTCTATAATCCCATGGTTTATTAGCTAGTACATTGATATAGTGCGCCAAATCTTCGCCACTCGATTCATAGTAGTCAATAAAGTGTATCTCTTGTCCTACATTTTGGAAGAAACAAATTGATGTGGAATCTCCAACACCTAAGTCTAGTGCTGCATAGACTGGTGCCGATCCATCGTATGGCACTTTACCAATTCTGCCATCTTCTCTGGCTTGCGCTAGTTGTTTACCGTAGATTGAGCCAGTTGTAACGGTCAATGGCTCACCAAGCCACACATGGGCGTAAAGTTCTGGGTTATCCACACGCATTTTTTCACGCTCGGCTATAATCTCTGGCGATAGTAGTTTCTCAATCGCTGTACTATTTACTTGCTTTATATATGTTCTGTCATCCGGTTTTTCGGCTATTCTTACCCATACAGGGTCTTGTGCCGATAATCTGTTCATTGTCCAGATAAGAAACGAACCTTCTTTACGAATGGTCGGAATAAGCACATCTATTGAGTTCATAGATACGCTCTGTGCCTCCTCAATCCAACAAATGTCTACACCTTCGGTAGACTTTACATTTTGTTCGTTACCGTGTAATCCTTTGAAAATAAACTCTGATCCATTGGCATTCTTTAGCGTTTCATCTGTTATAGTCCACCCAGGTAATTTATACTTTTCAATACAATCAGACAAAAGCCGGTGCACTGATTCTTTGATAGAACGCTGGATCTCACGACAACAAAGTACACGAATCGGCTTACTTGTAGCTAAGGTTACCAAGAATATCGCCACCGTGGTAGATTTACCACTAGAGCGCCCACCGTGGTATAAGTAGTGTCGCCATTGTTTGGATGGCTGGAATAGCTCTGCAAAAGGCGCTGGAACGTCAATATTTACTTCCATGGCATCTCCTTCAATATCTCCTCTAATACATTCACAACAATAGAATTGCCTGCTTGCTTATAGAGTTGTGTATTTGAATTTACTTTTTCGGCCTTCTCGAAGTCGGTATCATCAAAACCCATCAAACGCCAACATTCTTTTGGGGTAAGTTTGCGAATGCGATAATCTCCAGTAACCGTTTTTAATAGGTGCGGAGTTGATCCATGTGTGCCAGCTGGTATAGTTCTACATAAACCATTCTCATGTTGTATTAAATCTTGTTGGTGTTTTGGAGTTTTATTTAATTCTATCACTCCTTGAGAATCACTAGTTGGCAGAGTTTTTGCTACCCCATGGCCGACACGACCACGCCTAGTTTTACTGTCTGGGTAGGCTAAATCTATGCCATCACCATCAGTAGCTAAATCGTAACCTTTTTTGTTAGCCGTTTTGATGGCTACATAATTATCTTTTTGCACACTTGTAAGGGTGTTCGTACACCCATCGAAGCGTGGTTCTAGCCGTTGCGTAGTCGGTGCACCAGTTGTTCTATCGCTTGGGTTATCTGGGTTACGCCCACGACTTGCCACGATAAAATTATCAGTCGGTCGTTGACCAGGGTTAGTCGTGATGCTATTCGCACGGTCTTGGTCTTTTCGATTGATATTAGCCAAAAACCTCTCTCTACGTGGGAATTTACTCTGTTTTTGGTTTACTCCCATAAAATAGTTCATCATTGCATCAGATATATAGTATTTCTCCTCTACTTCATCTTCTAGCACGTCTTTCAACTTCCTTGTGAGTGGCCTACGAGCCGGAAATTTAAACTCTCCACTAAACACATCTTTTCTTATGCTCATAGTAAAGACTCTCTCTCTGTTCTGTGGCACTCCATAGTCTTTAGCATTCATAACTTGCGCCCAGTTGTTATACCCTAGTTCATTCATTCTATCGCAATATTTTTGCCAATTATGAACGTGTTTTTTAGATAAGAGATTCTTTACGTTCTCCCATATCACATACTTTGGCCGTATCTTTTCTACAATACGCAATGTTTCATAAAGCAAACTAGACCTAGTTCCAGAGCCTTCGTCACCACCAGCATTCTTGCCAGCTACCGAGAAATCTTGGCATGGTGAACCGTGCATTATCAAATCTACTTGTATATCTTTATCCCATTTGGTTATATCTTGTGGCTCAAAATTAGTACCATGTACAGCATTGAAACTTTTAATGGCATATTTATCAATCTCTACGGCATCAACAATCTCGTGTTCGATACCAAGCCGTTCTAGGGCTTTGCTGCAAGCACCTATACCAGCAAATAACTCTAAAACCTTTATCATTCATTCTCCTTCACGAAGCTACCTTCAATTACTTTACCTTTACGATATCTAATCTCTTGGTAAGCCATATTTATACATTCAGACAAATCTAAATCTAGGTGGTGAGCCATACCTACTAGCGTTACAAACACGTCACCAAGTGAGTCTTTCATCTCTTCGGAATCTTTCCGACCACGTGTTAGCTCGTGGGCCATTTCACCGACCTCTTCGTTTAACTTAGCGAATTGCATAACTGGATCGTGCAATCCTTTTTCAGTAAACCAATCGCTTATACGTATAGTTAAATCATTAATATCGTAATGCAAGTCCACCTCCTACTCCTTATCGTATTTCTTAACATTTATTGTTATGCCCGATATATCACCAGATAGCTCTAATTTCTCACCAAATCTCTTGATGTACTTGTAGTACAAATCCATAGCCTTCAAAGATGCGTTCTTGTCATCATCCAATAGTATTTCTCGTAGTCTATTAGCCACCGTAGCATCGTTCAAACCACCTTCGCTCAAAAAGACCATAATTCTATCCATTATGTTAGTATTTGTTAGCAATTTCGATGCATTTACTCTACAAGTATCGTTGTCTTTTTCATAATCAAGGCCATACACAACTGAATATGCGTGTCCGCCATTCAAAAACCATTCACCAGGCTTAACATATTCTTGACAGAAAGCTTCCCATTTGAGATTGTTTAGCGTTCCATCGTTTTCTTTTTCTTCATTCGCCATTCCCACTCCTTACTTAGACACACTAGCCGCTATTATAAGTAGTAGGTATAGTGTACTAGCACAAAAGCCTAAACCTACACCGAATGCTACTACTTTTTCCCAGTTAATTTTATTTTTCATTTTGCCTCCTTTGGTATTATTCTTCTGGTATACTAGCCCACTCGGCTAATTGTATATCCCCAAGTTCTAGTATTTCTTTTCTATGGCTTTCTAAATATGCCAACTCCCCATAAGACACATTTTCTTCTTTGATACTACCCTTTATATTATCTAGCTCTTCTCGCACCTCTTTACTAATCATTTAACCTCCTTATTAGTACATTTATGTCCAGTGACTTCGCAAAACTTATCCAAATCGCTTGGATAGTCGAAGTCGTCTGTTTCGTCACACCACTTCACATCGTGTTCTTGGTCATACTCACCTGGTTTAGGGAATCTGTTAAACTCCTCATCCTTTCTATATCCCAATAGCCAGAAGTGTATGTACCAATCTTTGTAAAGTGTGATCTTGTCATCATTCGTATTTAGTTCGTGCATTTGATCACGCCACCACTCCCAATCCTCGCATCTGTGGGCATAGCCCTCACACCACGGACAACCTGTGTTAGGGTTTCCGGTTGAGCACATAAACTCATCGTAACCATTGATTGGTCTAGTTACGATCTTGTAGATGCAATCGTTTGTATAGTAACAGTCACCATAGAGAATAGTGAACGGGCCATGTGCCAAGTTTGCAATTTCCTCGAATACCTCACGCTTGGTTGGGCTTTTAGTCATTATGGACATAGCCTCTGGATCTTCAAATGGGCCACAAATGAATATATCTTCTTTTGCCACACCATTTTCACGTAGCAAGCGAACCATACGATGCAAT